GTTCTAATCCTGATTCAGTTCAGTTCTAAAGCCTCATGCCTCACCGCGTGGGGCTTTTTGTTTTGACGGTTCGCGCGCCTTCTATTGATAGAAGCAAAACACAACACGACCATGACGATTTCTCTCTGCGTAATTTGTGGCAACGAGGCGCACCATATCGAGGCAATGCTAAACTCTTTCGTCGGACTGATCGACGAACTTTCACTTGTCCGCGCCATTGGCTCAAAGGAACCGGACGACACCGAGCGAATTGCGCGCGGGTGGTGCATCGACAACGGCGTCAATTTCGTTTTTAGCGAGTATCGGAACGGAGTCACGGCACAGGCTTGGAAGCACGTCGATTCGTTCGCCAAGGCACGCAATCAGGCTTTCGCGTATGCGACAGGCGATTGGCTAGTCTGGGCGGACTGCGACGACGTTTTAGCCGAATCCGACGACCTCAAGAGCAAGCTCGCCGAACTCTCCGAAGAGGTGCTGATGGTGCGCTGTCCTTACGATGTGCGCGGCACCGGAAAGAAACTACAACGCGAGCGGTTTATCCGCCGCAGCGCTTTTCAATCTGGGCGTGTCTGGCATCACGACGTTCACGAAAACCTGCTCCTGTTGCCTAACGACCGGCACGTCGAATGGTCTGCGCCGGTCTGGAGGCATGAGCCAGCTTGCATAAAACAAGATAACCGCAAGCGTAACCTTGCTATTCTAGGCCGCAGCGTCGGCGAGGCGGCGACTCAATACTTTTACATTCACCAAGAGCACTATTGTTCCGGCAACAAACAAGCCGCTGAACAGTTTGGCCGCATCGCTCTATCGTTTCCGAACCTCGACGACAGCTTTAGATACGAGGTGCAGTTAAACCTTGCGCGTATCTCAGCCAGTCGGCGCGAGTCGATGCAGTTCGCCATGGGCGCACACGGCGTCTTTCCGTGGTGCCGCGAAGCCATCGCCTCGATCATCATGCTGGCGTTTGAGAAGAACGACGGCAAGCGCGCGGCGTGGTGGGCGTCTCGGATGCTGACCTTGCCCGAACCGGCGCAGAAAGATCGTCCGTGGACGCACGAAGCGAAATGGTACGGCTGGGCTGGGCATGATCTCGCCGCGCGTGCATATCGCTTGGCCGGCATGACGGCGGACGCAAACGCGCTCCAACTGGTTTATCATAAGCACATCGAGCCGACAATTCGCATCACGCAAAAGACACTCGGCAATTCGACGCGCTCGGTGTCCTTCCGCGACGCTTGGCTATCGACTGCGGCGCGACCTGAGATTGTCGAGCACTACTTCCAGATCAAAGCCGACGACGCCGAGACGTTGGCGATGGCGAAGCAGTTCTTGCATCACGTCGGCGAGCGCACCGAAATTGAACGCGCCTCAATTTTGGCCGCAATCGAGATTTACGTCGAAGACGGCATGGTACCGCCGAACAACTGGGACGAGCGCGTGCTGACGTGCGGAGAAACCGTCATCGACGCGGAGAACATCGAGCGAATCCTTGGAGCTAAAAAGCCATGATTCCAGAACCCGCCATCGTCGTCTGCACCAAGAACGCGCGTTGTCTCGACGTGATGAGAGCGTCGATCAAAGCCTACGTTCCGCACGGCATCCGCACCTACGTTTCGCACGGACTCGGCCCGACCTTCGGCGAGGCTTACAACGAGGCGGCGCGCATCGCGTTCAAGGAGCACGACCAGCTCGTGATCTGCAACGACGACATTGTTTTCACTCCGACGACGTGGGCAAAGCTCATGGGAGACGTGAAATTACTTCGCGAGCATTATCCAGACCTCGGATGGGTGGCGACGCGCTCGGACTACGCGCGCGGCGAACAAAACATTCGCAGCGGACGCGGGCAAATAGACTTCCTGCGGTTCACGTCGGAGCGAAACATTATTCAAGCAAGCGTCATCGCACCAATCTGCGCTTGGATTCATCGCGACGCATGGGTGGATTTTCCTCCGCTCAACTGGTTCTCCGACGACGTGCAATGCCTCGACATGAAGCGACCGCATTTTATCTCGCGCGCCTACGTTCACCACGTCGGAAGCCAGACCTGCGGCAGCGACGCAAAGAAGTGCATGGACGATGCCGAGCCTTGGCTGCGCGAGAATCGGCCCGAGTTGCACGCGCGGTGGTATTTAACGAAAGGCGCATAAGTATGGCCGCAGTCCGAGACTTTGACCCGACTCAAATCAACGCAGATTTTAGCGCAATCTTGGCGCAGGCTGGCATCGCGTTCACCTATCAAGGAAACAGCATCACGGGAATTTGGTCTGCTTCCAATAATGAGTTCTCGGCTTTTGAAGATCAGCGACGCGACGAATCAAAATTCACGATCTTTCTTTTAACTTCTAGCGTCAGCGCAGTTTTTAAAGTTACGCAGACCGTTTCTCGTGCTGGTGTAACTTATTTTATTGATCGAGTGACGCTCGATGCCGAAGGAGCTGGTTGCGAAATCAGCGTGAATAAGGCAATATGATCTTTGTAACTAAAGACACGACAAAACTTGATTTTGCTCTCGCGCGTTTAGCTGCTGCTGCTCGGGTCGAACTTGGTTTAGTTATTAAGCAAGAGGCTGGGAATATATCTAAAACGATTATGATGATCGTTCCGCCTACGGGAGAGAAAATTAAAGGCGGTCAAATGATGCGTACTGTTGGCGGTGGATTTATTCAGAAAGCAAAGATGAGCGGGCTGAGTAAAAACGCACAGCAACAAGGAGAGAACGCAATCAAAGGCGACTTGTTTGGCGGCAAACAAATGAGAAAGGAAAAGTCGATTGGTCTTTTTCAACGCATCGGAAGCTCTGAACTAATTCCACCAAAAGGAAAACGAACTCAGTTTGCTTATGTCAAACTTGGCAATGAGTTTAAGAACAATAAACGCATTGGAATCTATCAAAAATTCTGGCGCGAATCAGCATCTATTTCAGAGATGATGGCGTTTCATAAACGATACAGAAATAACAGAGGACGCATCGGGCAAATAACTCGGAGTCCAGTTGGTCGTTGGATGGTTCAAGATCAAATGTGGGTTTCAAATCAATCGGCTGATGCATATTTGAAATATACTCAATCAAAAGTTGGCTGGGCAAAAGCTGGTTTCGCCGCTTCTGCTATTGCTTGCGGCATTAGAGTTCCTGCATGGATTAGAGACTGGGCTTCTCGCGCTGGCAGAGTGCAGTCTAATTTTGCGGCTAATCCTTACGTTATAGCCACGACTTCTGGTAATAAGATTCCTGACATTCAGCGATATGTTGATGCCGCATTTAAGATTCGTGAACGTGTCACACTAGCAAAAGTTAATGCCATTCTCGTTAATCGTGCAGTCAATCTAGGCTTTGCTAAAATTTCAAATACCGGAGTTGTAACCTACAACAAAAACGAATGAGCACACGCACAAACATCCGCAACGCTACCGCGACCGCTCTTACCTCCGCTCTGGTTGTGCCAACGGCGAACATCCTGCGCGGTCGCAATAACACGCTCGCCAGTATTAGTTTTCCATCTGCCGCCGTCTATGCCGTCACCGAGCAAATCGAAGTTCGCACGCTAGGCCCAAGCAATCGCACGCAGTACCGACAGCTTCAACTCGTCGTTGATTACTTCACGGCGGAGAGCGGAACTTACCTGATCGACGATCTTTTCGACACCGGCTCCGCTGCCGTCGAAGCAGCAGTCTTGGCCGACGTTACGCTCGGCGGTGCTTGCCGAGATACGCATTTGACGAATGTGGAATATGTGATCGAACCCGACGAAGAAGTTCGCTGGGGAACGGCTCGTCACACTTTCAACTGCATATATTTAACCAACGACTAACATGGCAAACCACCTTGGCCGCGAAGGCCTAATCAAAGTCTCGTCCACCACCATCGGTGAACTCCGCAATTACTCGCTCTCGCACTCCTCTGACACCGTCGAGGACAGCGTGATCGGCGACATCTACCGCACGCGCCAAGGCTCAATGAAAACTTGGAGCGCATCTGGCGATCTCTATTGGGATGAAGCCGACGCCGGCCAACTCCTCATCACTATCGGCTCGACTGTTACGCTCAACCTTTACCCAGAAGGCGCGACGTCCTCGGACGTTTATTACAGCGGCTCGGCTATCGTCACGAAGTTCGACGTTTCGGCTTCGTTCGATGGTCTTGTCGAAGGCTCGATTGCCTTTGAAGGCAATGGCGCGCTCTCGACCCTGACCGTTTAACGCTAGGAAAACACAAAACAAAACACACATGGAAGCCATTGATCTCGTCCGCGAACACTTCAATAACCTCGGCACTAAACGCATCGAAGTTCCTGAATGGAAACTCGTGATCTTCTCCACGCCAATGACCTTGGCCGAGAAGAACCGAATTTACAAAAAGTCTCAGAACAATGATATGGATTTGCTCGTGGACATTCTGATTATGAAAGCCATGGACGAGAGCGGCAAGAAGTTGTTCACCATCGAGCATAAACCAACATTGCTCAACAAGGCCGACAGCAATGTCCTTGGTCGAGTCGCCAACGAGATTCTTGCCGACAGCTCTCCTAAGTTTGATGACTTAAAAAACTAATCGGCGGCGATGAAGGAGCCGACCTCCTCGCCGTCTATGCCATCGCAGAGCGTCTCGGCAAATTTGCTCACGAAGTCCTCGCAATGCCAGCCGAAGAAATGAAAGGCTGGCTTGTTTATATCAACCACCAAAATCGACTAAGAAAACAACATGGCAGCTGAAGGCACATTTACACTTAGAGCGGTCGATGCAACAAGGCAGGCGTTTGCCAGTATACAAAATTCGTTTGGAAGGCTGAACAATACTGCTGTCACAATTTCCAAGACGCTTAAGTTTGCTTTTGGTGCAAATGTGTTTGGTAGTGCGTTGAAGGCGATCAATACTCAGCTAGACAATGTAATTGATAAACAAGACGAACTTGGATTCTCGGAAAAAGATGTTCGTGCGGCCATGGAAATGGAAAGGATTTTTGATGGTATCTTAAATTTCCTGATACAAATTCCGGTAGGTTTAGCTAAACTTGGAATCGAAATGGGAAATGTTATTGGTGCATTTGATCCTGCTAAACTTGAGGAACGCCTAGGTGCTTTGCGAATGGAGCGAGAGAAAAAGCAAATAGACGCGATAAAATCATCTTTATCTGATCTTCAAGACGAGTATGAAAAAACCGGAAAAGATCAGGGCCAACTTGCGGCTGGAGCTAGAGAAAGAATTGCTGTCCTTGCCAAAGAAATTGAAGCCCTTGGAGCAAGCAAGCCTGTTGAAATGTTAAAAAAGACAGAGGAAATTATGAAGCAGGTTAATGTTATTAAATCTGCAAACATAACATTAACAAAAGAACTTTCTGATGCTGAAAAAGAGTATTATAAAAACCTTCCAGAATCTCAGAAATCTACATTAACTATTTCTGAAACTATTGAAGGTTTGAGTAATAGATATGCGGATTTACAATTTCAAATTACACAAGCAAGTATTGCTCTTAATGCATATCAAGAAGAAGGTGGGCCAGTTGAAGAAACTCAACAACGATTAGTTGGATTATATAAAGAAGCTACTGATGTATCTGCAAAGCTAAATCCGCTTCTTAAAGAACAAGGAAAGATTGGGCGCGATGCTGGTGAAATTATTGCATCTGGTTTTGAAGATGCCATTTTATCTGGTGAAAAATTTAGCGAAGTTCTTAAACAGATTGGGCGCGATCTTGTTCGCCTAGTGTTTCAAAACGTCATCACGGCTCCTCTCGCAAAAGGTATTGGTGGAGCAATCAATACCGCGCTCGGTATGCGTGCTAGTGGCGGCCCAGTCTCCGCCAACAGTCCTTACATCGTCGGCGAACGCGGCCCAGAATTATTCGTGCCACGCGCCAGCGGCTCCATCGTTTCAAACTCCAACATGAACCAAGGTGGCGGCTCCGCTGGTTCGTCGATCAATGTGAACTACAACATCGCCGCAGGCGTAACGCGCAGCGAACTCGCGCCGATCTTGGAGCAAGAACGTCGTCGTCTCAAGGCCGAGATTCCAGACATGGTGCGCCGTGGCGGCGCGTATCGTTCAGCCTTCGCGTAAACATCATGGCAATCTCCTATCCACTCACGCCTCCCGCTGCGCTTGAAGCCTCGCGCCTGTCCTTGACCGGACTCAGCGCAGTCTCGCGCAACATCTCACCGTTCACGATGCAGGTGCAGCAATACAACTGGCAAGGCCAAGGCTGGCTTGGCACCGTGGATTGCCCGCCAATGACGCGCACCGCAGCCGAGCAAGTCATCGCGTTCCTGCTCATGGCCCAGCGCGGCACGTTCTATTTTCAAGACTTCGCCAACCCGACGCCACGCGGCAACGTGACCGGCACGCTCACCGTGTCCTCGGCTACGGCTAACGGCACGACGCTAGGCATCAGCGGTGCAACTGGCTCGTTCGCTGCGGGCGATTGGATTCAAATCTCGACCTCGCTTTACAAGATCGTGCAAGTCAACTCGTCGTCATCGGTGGACGTGTTTCCAGTCTTGCGCTCCTCCTACGCCGGCGGCACCGCGATCACTTACAACAACGCTAAGGGCGTGTTCCGCCTCGCCGAGCCTTCGACGCAATGGAGCATCGACACGGCCAAGTTTTACGGCGTGTCATTTAACGTGATGGAGGACGTCGCGCAATGAGCATTACCACCGCAGGCCGCTCTCTCAGCAACGACATGACGACGCAGGTCAGCGCGTCGCAACTCTCTCCGATCATTCTCGCATCGCTTGCTTTTCAGACTCCGGTCAATCTCTGGAGCGGTTACGGCACGATCACCTATGCTGGCACCGGCTACCTTGGAATCGGAACGCTTGGCACGATCTCTTCAGTTGAGGAGACGACAGACCTTGCTGCTCGCGGTATCACGATGCAGCTCTCAGGCGTACCGACTGCCATGATTGCCGTCGCTCTCTCCGAGAACTACCAAGGCAAGGCTTGCTCGGTAATGTTCGGCGCACTCGATTCCAGCGGTGCGCTCGTATCGACGCCGATCACGATCTTCTCTGGCCGCATGGACGTGATGAGCATCAACGACGACGGCCAGAACGCAACGATAGGCATGACTGCCGAAAACAAGCTCGTGGATTTTCGGCGTCCGCGCGAAGTGCGTTACACAGATGAGGAGCAAAAGAACCTCTATTCTGGCGATAAAGGCCTCGAATTTGTTAATTCTATACAAGAAAAAGAGATTTACTGGGGCAATGCAAAGTTTGCAGCTCCAGTCAATGATAGCGGTGGTGGCAACTACGAACCGACTGGCTACGAATAACCATGCCAACCCGCTGCGCCAACTGGCCCGAATCTCTCGCCGCCTACATCGACCGCAAACGCAAGGAGCCTTTCGCTTGGGGCGTTAACGATTGCTGCTTGTTTGGCGCAGATTGGATTCAGCTTTGCACCGGACTTGACCCAGCGGCGACCTTGCGCGGAACCTATGACAGCGCGCTTTCGGGCGTGCGCGTGCTTGAAAATCATGGCGGTCTTATCGGAACCATCGAGACGCATTTCAATCCTCTAGGATTCAAAGCAATCGGCCAAGGATTCGCGTCGCGCGGAGACATTGCGGTGCGAGATTGCGGAAACGGCGACACGATGGGTGTCGTGCTAGGTTCAACCGCAGCCTTCGTAGGCAAGGACGGACTCCAATTTGCTAACTTAAACGACGGCGCAGAAACGCGCTTCTGGAAAATCTAACCATGCCAGTCTTTGCTAATCCTCTCGTTTGGGTCGCGCTCATGGACGTTTTCAATAGCGTTGCCGTAGCTACGGCGATCACGACCGCATTAAACTTTGTTGCAATTACTGCGGCATCAATGGCCGCATCGAAGCTCCTCGCGCCAAAAGCTCCAAGCTATTCTGACGCCTCGCTCTCGCAGCGTTCGCAGATGGTGCGTTCGCCGATCTCGGCGCGCAACGTGGTTTATGGTCGCTGCCGAGTTTCTGGCACCGTGGTTTATATGTCCACGACGGGAGATAAAAATCAATGGCTGCATATTGTCGTCGCTATTGCCGGCCACGAGATCGAGGAAATCGAGGAGATTTATTTCAACGACGATCTCGTGCCGCTCGTCAGTAACACGCCAACCGGATTCTACAATGGCGTCGCGCGCGTGAATAAGCATTTAGGCGACGCAAACCAGACGGTTGATACTGATTTAAGAGACGAAACAAGCACGCTTACAGATGGAAAATGGACTGATAATCATCGCCTGCGTGGCATCGCTTACCTATACGTCCGCCTCACTTGGGACACCGAGAAATTTCCGAGCGGTATTCCGAACATCTCGGCGGTCATCAAAGGCAAGAAGGTACTCGATACGCGCACGAGCACGACGGCTTACTCGGCAAATCCTGCGCTGTGCTTGCGTGACTATCTCACCGACTCGGCCGTCGGCATGGGCATGGACGCGACCGAGATTGACGTCAACGCGATCAATGCAGCCGCGAACATCTGCGACGAGGACGTCGAGGTAAAGCCGATCACGGTTCCGGCAACCTACGAAAACCGCTACGAGTGCAACGGCGTCATCGCCACGAGCGCGTCGCCCGACGAGAACATCGGCAAGCTCCTCTCGGCGATGGGCGGACTTATCGCATACTCAGGCGGCAAGATAGTGGCTTACGCTGGCGGCTATCGCATCCCAACGGTGACGCTCACCGAAAAGCACTTCGTCGGCCCGCTTAACATCCAGACCCGCACGAGCGCGCGCGACCGCGTGAACTCGGTCAAGGGCGTTTATGTCAGCGAAGGCAATGGTTGGCAGGTGTCCGACTTTCCAACGATCTCGTCAACGACCTACGTCGATAACGATAACGGTATTCGCTATTACCGCGACGTCGTGCTGCCGTTTACGACCTCATCATCCTGCGCTCAACGCTTGGCCGTCATCGAGCTGCGTCGCGCGCGCGAGGAAATCACGTTCACTGCACGCTTCCGCCTAGAGGCAATGCAGGTTCGCGCGGGCGACACGGTCATGATTACCAACGCAAAGCTCGGTTGGTCGTCGAAGGTTTTCGAGGTGATGGAGTGGCACTTTGCTACCGACGGCAATCCGCCGCAGCTTTACATTGACATGACTCTGCGCGAAACCGCGTCGTCGGTTTACTCGTGGACGGTGGCCGATCAAGTTTATGTCGCCGACTCGCCCAACACAACGCTGCCTGATCCGTTCACGCTCGGCGCACCATCGAGTCTCGCGCTCACCGCAGACGGCACTACGCAATTTATCCAAGCCGACGGCACGGCGGTTCCGCGCATTAAAGTAAAGTGGACGCCGCCAGCCGAGGAGTTCATCCAAAGCGGTGGCGCCGTCGTCATTGAATACAAGCCGAGCACGAGCACGACCTACCTGACGTGGAGCCGAGTCGAAGGCGCGCAGACGGAAGATTATATCAGCTCCGACGTGAAGATCGGAACTAACTACAACGTGCGAATCTTCGGCGAATCGTATTTCAAGATCAGCACGAGTTACGTCACTAGCTCGGTCACGGTTGCGCCAGACACGACGCCGCCAGCGACACCGACCGGACTCACGGCCATCGCTGGAACTGGGCAAATCATATCGCTCGACTGGGACGACAACACCGAACTCGACTTCGGCGAGTACGGCGTTTGGCGTAACACGAGCAACGACTCTGGCGGTGCGACGAAGATTGCCGAGACGCGCGCCAGCCGATTCGTGGACGTAAATCTCACGCTCGGCACGACTTACTATTACTGGATTTCAGCCTACGACCGCAGCGAGAATCAAAGCGCAAAGAGCACCGGAGCGAGCGCGACCGCGGTGGCCGTGACCGCTGGGCAAACTGACAGCACGCCGCCAGCCGACCCAAGTGCGCCAACGGTAAACACGACCGGAACTTATTTGAGCGGAGACGGCACTACGCTCGCGCGCATCGTCGTCAATGTGCCAGCGTTCACAACGCGCTGCGTCATCATGAATGTGCTTTACCGCAAGAGCGGAACGGCTGGATGGATTGTCGCAGACCAGCGCAGCACCGGCGGCAGCACGTCCTCAATCGACGACCTGACGCCGAACGTGACTTACGAAATTGCCGTGCAAGCGTTCAGCGCGTTCGGCATCGCGAGTAACATCGTCAGCGGTGGCACGCAGACCGCGCCTAACAACTCGACGGCTCCTGCTACGCCGAGCGGTTCAAGTTTGTCTAAGATCGGCGTGACGCCTAAGCTCATCGAGAGCACGCGCGAATACTATTTCGGCACGCGCGCATCTTGGACTCCGAACACCGAGACGGATTTTGATCATTACGAAATTAAAGCAACTGCGACGAACAGCAGCAGCGCGACTGACTACACTTGGTTTGGTGAAGCTGGCGGCTCAACCTCATTGGTCTCAACAAAGGCTAACACGATGTGTTTGTATGCCGCGACTCCTTCAACGGGCTTTACTTTCTTGCGCGCAGTCAATCGCAGCGGCGTAGCGTCGGCATGGGTGTATGTCGGCTTGGCCGCTGACAACGCTTTTCTTGGAGCTGGTACCATCAGCGCGCAGAATAAAAACGACGTTAGTGTCGAGGGCATCAAAACCGGAGCGACCTCAGCATCGAGCGTGCGCCAAGTCGCCGCCGTGTTTCAAGCATCGCACGTCGTTGCGCTCTCCGGTGGTTCGCCAACCGAGACGTTCTCGGTGGACATTTCCAACCGTGGATTCTCGACCAAGCCAGACGTGGGCGTCGGCGGTTGCGTCAATGCCGACTTTCTCACGGCTTACGATTTCGACAACGGCTCAAATAGTTCCTCGACTGCTTACGTTCGCGCCTCGACGTTGGACGGCAGCAACATTGGTGCGGGCAATTATCGGTTCAATCTCGACTTCACCGAATACAACTAATCATGGCTCTTCAAAAAACAATCGCTCTGCCGTCCGGTATCTCTGGCAATTATATTCGCCTGACGTCGTACCGTTACGACCGTTCAACGCTAGAGGCGTCGGCGATCTTCGCACTCTACCTCGACGCAGCACACGCGCGCGCCGGTGCCGATTACCTCGTGCCAGTCATCGCCAAGCTGCGGCTCAGCGGCGCGAAGTTCACGCAGTATCTCGGCGCGGAAGCACTCGCCGACCACCAAGTCCTCGCTCAACTCTACGTTGCAGCCAAGGCCGAGACGTTGCTTGCTGGCGGTGGACTTACTTCGATTGACCTAAGCGACGCACTCGATGTCTAAAGGAGCACAACGCTTCGTCGTCGTCAGCGACAATCATGGAGACATGGCTGATGAGGCGAGCGTCGGCGCACTCTGGTCATTCATGAAAGAGTGGAAGCCTGAGATACGCGTCCACGCTGGCGACAACTACGACTTCCGCAATTTACGCAAGGGCGCGAGCGACGAGGAGAAAGCCGCATCGCTGGCAGACGACTGGGAGGCGGGCAACGATTTCCTGCGTCGCTTCTTCGACGGCGGCGCGAGCAATCATTTCCTGCGTGGCAATCATGATGAACGCATTTACGATTTTGCTGGCAACTCGACTGGCGTAATTCGCGACTATGCCAACGACGGTATCAAACAGCTTGAGGCCACGGTAAAGAAATGCCGCGCGAAGATGCTGCCTTATGATTCCGATCTCGGCGTGCTTGAACTCGGCAAGCTCTCGGTACTGCACGGATTCCATGCGGGCGTCGGCGCGTGTCGAACGCACGCGGCGATTTACGGCAACTCGATTTTCGGCCACGTTCACACCATCGAGACGGCGTCCGTGGCATCGCGTGAACCTACCGAGGCTAGGAGTATTGGATGTCTCTGCGTGAGAGACATGGATTACGTTAATAAAAAAACAGGAAAGCTGAAGTGGGCACAAGGCTGGGCTTACGGTCTTTTGTATCCAGACGGCAACTACATGCTTTTCCAGACACGAAACATCGGAGGACAATTTTATGCCGCGAGCGAAATCAAAACCTATCACGCCTAACTGGGCGGTTGAGTTGCGCGACGTGCTATCCGCAAAAACGCGTCAGCCAAAAGGCGAGGGCTGGATGACGACGGAACAATTTTGCGACGTGCTCGACATCTCACGCGGCACCGCGCTCCAGTATTTGCGACGCGGCATGGAGTCTGGTCACATCGAGATGTATCGCGGCACGGCAATTTCCTCCGCAGGAATCAGGATTCAAAGCTGGTATCGGCCAAAGATAGTGAAAAAAGATAAGACGTAAGTCTTTGATTTTCAAAGGCAACGGACAGCGTTGAGAAAGATAAGAAGAAAAGTCTTCTAATGAGATCGGAGTTGTGATTTGGTATTTGCATCGGAGCAATCAAGCCCGACACAAAACCAAAACATGAAAACGATCAAATCAGAACAAGTTCTCAAAGCCCGCAGCATTACGGATTACGACTGCATCTTTTCGGTTCAAGTCTTAGAGCGCAAAGGTTCATTCGTAACCGTTAAAGCTCAAGGCAACGTCAGCCGCATGAAGGTTTATTCCGACAGCTTAGGCGAATACATTTACGGCTTGGGCAAGTATTCGATGGCTCCGATTTTCCGCGCTATCTAATCAACCGCGCCGAAGAAACTAAGGCGCACTTTTTTCTTATCATGAAATCTACTTTCCTCATCCTCGCGCTCACTCTCACCGCCCAAGCCGCGCCCGATGCCTCTTTCTTCCGCGCGCTGCACATCGTCGAGACTGGCGGCAAGCTCGGCCCGACCATCGGCGACAACGGAAAGGCACTTGGCCCGCTACAAATCCACCGCGCTTATCACGCTGACAGTCGCGTTGCAGGCGACTACTCGCGGTGCGCTGATCTCGATTATTCAAAGCGCGTCGTCACCGCCTATCTCAAACGCTACGCGCCGCAAGCGTGGGCTGCGGGCGACGTTGAAGTGCTTGCGCGAACCCACAATGGTGGAGTGCGAGGAGCGATGAAACCAGCAACCAAGGGTTACGGCGTGCGCGTCAAAGCCTTAATGAAAAAATGAGCCGCCCAAGCAACCCGCGCAACCGCCCGCGCATCATATCGGCAATCAACCGAGGCGAGTCCATGAAGGTCGCAGCCTACGATCTAGGCATCTCAACCGGATACGCCTACAAGATTGCCCAAGACCTCGGCTACGTCGCGCGACTCGTGAACACTTCCGAAATCAAACT